GTGACCGTCAAACAGGAGATCATAGCAGAAGTACCAGAACTGAAGAAGCTCATCGCGGAATTCGGGAAGATCGGGAGCAATCTCAACCAGATCGCCCATCATTTCAATGCTGGAGGAACACTAACAAGCTATATGTACGAGCAGACGATGAAAACGCTTTCCGCGCTGTATGCCATGAAGTACGAGGTTGAGGCGATGGGAGGCGAGTTCCGTGGCTATTCTGAAGCACGGCTCCATAAAAAACGTTGACTACGGGGAAGGCTAGCGCTATCTGCTTTTTGAACATGACCCGGAAACGCAGAAGCCGCTTTGAGACGAGCAGGGCAATATGATCATTCGCAAGGGCTATATTCAGTCCGGCAGAGAAAGCGCCTTCTTCCTTAAAGAAGTTGCCAACGCGATTGATTCAGCTTTTATCCCTTCAGCAGTCTCACGGGAACCCGTGACTTCCGGGCGTATATTATGGTGTTTCTCGTGCCGCCCGGTTCGCCGTTGTACACGGCGATCACACGGCTGCTGTGGTCCACCATCCACTTGTTGCCATCCTGTACTGACCCCGGCAGCCGTAAGCGGCGCTGTTTTTGTCCACGCAGGGCATAACGTCCTCCACCGGCGCGTTCTGACGGGCCGCACGTCCATCACAGGTCAGCCCCCCGCAGGACGCTCAGCTTCCGGCTCAGTTCTTTCTGATCGAGCAGGCTGGCGTAGAATTCGTCTTCGCCTACGATGCGGACGCCGCCATAGTCCTCCTCGTCCTGGACATCTTCTTCAAATGGGTCAAATTCTTCCGTTCCATACTCTTCTTCCGCCCACGCAGCGTTCGATTCGATAAAGTCAATCTCTTCCTCGGTCAGGTCGTCCATTTCATCGTGGTATCCTACCATGAGAATCGGCCCACGAAGGACACCGCATTCCTCGAAGACGCGATTCGGCTGCATTCCTTCCCGATCCGCCAGCACGACGGCGCAAATCATTTCATCCTCAAACGGCCAGAAATAGTCCACCGGACCGCCCAGGGTCTCCTCAAAATCGTCCACTTCCATGATCTCAGCGGGTTCTCCCGGCTCGAAAAACAACGCTTTCATATTGACCTCCATTTTTATATTGGAGGGGCCGAAGCCCCTCGCCTGTCAACGGACACTTCCACCCGGTCTGATAACTTTCACTCACAGATATCATCTTCAAGCCGGACGCGCAGCTCGGCCAGCAGTCTCAGATGACGTTTGTGAACAGCCACCTGGGAGATTCCCAGTTTCCGAGCGATCTGACGCTGCGTAAAGGGCACGTCTTCGTAGTAGATATCATGGATCAGGACTTTGTCCTCAACAGGCAGCCGGGCGAGTTCCTCGCGCAGTTTCTCCTTCAGAAAGCTGTCCAGCACCTGCTCCTCTACGGAAGGCTCCCGCGAAGGCGCCTCAAAACCCGTCTCCTCATACATCTGATCCAAAGAGAGCGCATCCCCGGTCCGCTCATACGGGCACAGCTCGCAATTGCCAGCGCAGCGCTTCCCGCCAATGATACAGCGGGAGCGGCGAAGCAGGTTCTTTTCCTCAGCCCATACCAGTTCCATATAGCCGTAGTACACCTTCTCCGGAACCTCTTCCCATTTGCCCACCACTAACAGATAGTACTTGCCGTCTTCCTTCTTGCCCTCACGATGATTCATCATACTGTTGTCCCTTTCTAGCCTTAGCCGGTACGGCCCGAACGGGGCAACGGATGTAAAAACCGGGCTGGTTTCCTCCCGGCCCGGTAAAAGAGCGCGCCGGGCCGGGGTGTCAGCACAGGAAGCGGCTTCCGCCTTATCGGCTATTGGCTGCTCCCATATGCGACATCCGTTGCCTGACGCGTTCAGGTCTGATGTTCTCTTGTTCCCCGCTCCCGTCGGAACAGGGTGTTCCGCTCACTGTGCCGCCGTGAGCCCGCTTGCCGGCTGCCTCCTTATCAGCCGCTTTGAAAAATCGGTATTCCCATATTGTGGAGAACCGATTTTTCATGTATAATTGGGATTGTCTCAATGACAGGGTTATTGTAAAACACAGCGCGGTTGATACACACTAAACGTCGTCTTACAATTGCGCGGTTTTCCGGGTATAGTGCTTGATTTTCACTTACAACCGCTTACACGCACCTACCGTCATCCTCATACAAAGGAGGTCAGCATGATTCTTTGCTTCGGCGCGTATGCTACGATCCTGATGAAATGCGCCTTGCCGGGCACGACAAACCGCGTCATGGTGTCCACGCTCGTTGGAACCATCGACGCCGGCAACCGCTACGGCGACAAGGCCAACGACACGTCTGTTTCCCGGCTGATGAATTGTGCGGGAAACTTCCCGTCCATACAGGTCGAATCAACGGACGGCCCCATACGCTCTATCGTCGGAGCGCAGACAAATGTGGTCGCTCTGGCCCGAAGCGCCAGCACAGCTGCCCTGGCGGAGAAGTTTGGCCGCGTCATGGATCTGCTGGATGAAGACAAAAAGAAATCCGCGGTTGGCGCGCTGCTGAAGCTGATCAGCTCAGACGCTTCACTCGCGGAGAATCACCGCGCCATGTTTATCCGATGCATGGGCTGCGCTGCGGACAGTATAATAGAAGAAAAAGAAATCAATCTGCCCGTGTTCCTTGCAGGCTTGTTCCTGTATACGGTTCTGACAAACGAAAACACAAGGGGAAAGGAAACGCTGAAGGTCATTAAATCGGATGAATACTGGGAAGGGCTCCGTTCGGTTTCCCTGCGAAGCGGCGCCGCGGCGGATCTTCCGGAAGGCCACCGTGTTTACATGGATCGGCTCTATGAGAAATACAACCGCATTCCGACCATCCTCTATAAGGAAGCCTTGACTCCGTTCCGGGATTATTATGTTCCCAACAACATCGAATACCGGGTTCCGGATCCAATCAAACGCCACACTTACCGCGTCGCACAGATCAACGGCGTGACGATCTCCAGGCTTCTGGAGATCTCCCGTTATCTCGTATTAAGCGGTACGGGCGGCCTTGGCAAGTCCATGATGATGCGTTATCTCACGCTCAGCATGATCGACTGCTTTGACCGGCTTGGCTTGATCCCGTTCTTCATTCCGCTCAAGGACTTTGAGACGGAATTTGATTCCATGCTGGACTATGTATTTAATGTCACGCGCAATCTCTGGCCGGAGCTGACGATTACACAGCTGGACGCGCTTCTTCAGAAAGGCTGCGCGCTTCTGCTTTTCGACGGACTGGATGAAATCCATACGTCCAAGCTGGGGGATTTCACAAAAAAGATGAACGCCTTCCAGGATCGTTACCCGGATAACGCGTTCGTCATTTCCTCCAGGCCATACTCAAACTTCCAGTCCTTTGCCCGATCCACCGTGCTCCAGCTTCAGCCGTTTACGAAGCCGCAGGCGCTTGAGCTGGTGGACCGGTACAACTACCGGGCAGACGCGCCGAAACTGCAGGCCCGCTTCCGTTCCCAGCTGGATCATGAGCTGTATCGTACGCACGCTGGTTTTTCGGACAATCCGCTGCTGCTCTCTATCATGATGCTGACATTTGAGATGGACGCTGAAGTGCCTACCGTGAAGTACCTGTTCTACCAAGAGGCCTATACGGTTCTCTCCCGTCGTCATGACGCTATGAAAGATGGCTATACCCGGAGACTGGCTACCGGCTGGACCGCAAATCAGTTTGCCGATTATTTTGCCTTCTTCTGCGCCATGACATACAGGGACGGGAAGGTAGCGTTTACGCTCGCTGAAATGGATCAGTATTTCCGGCCCCTGGTCAGAAAGTACAGCCTTCAGAATGTCTCGGTGGACGACTTTATCTACGACCTGATCAACAACCTCTGCCTGATGTATCAGGACGGGTTGAATTATGGTTTTATCCATCGTTCCTTCCAGGAGTACTTCTGCGCCAAATTCTTCAATGCGCAGCTGGATGAACTGCTGGTTCATGTCATCCCGCTGTTTGACCGGAACGACACTACCAAGAAGGGTGATAAAGCCCTCGAAATGCTTTATCAGATGAAGCCGAAAGCCGTGGAGAAATACCTCATTATGCCGTATCTGGAAAAGCTGATCGCCGATTGCAAACAGGCTCAGGGCATATGGACGTTCCTAGAGAAAATCTACCCCGACTACGAAATCGCGGATGGAGAAGCGTATACGGACGACGAACACTGCGCGCCGCAGTCCAACCTCTATGAGTTCATTCTGGATCTTTATCATGTGCCCCTTCTGTCACCGGAAGCAGGGGATTATCCCGGCATCGGCTTCTATACTCAGATGAGCATGGTTTACCGCGAGGATACCAGGGAGGATGACTGGAAAGACAGTCTGCCCATCGATTATGATCTGTATTATGGGGAACCAGAGGAAACTGGACGTGTCTACGCCGTCACCTGGGCGACTGTCCACGCGGATGCGGAGCGCTGGCCTGACCTTCTGGCAGGCTTTATCGAAGCAGTGGAAGATCCGAACAAAGCCTTCATGGCAGAGTATCTCTCCATTCAGAAACTCCTTGCTGATCTGAAGGCAAAACTCGCCGTTGTTCCAGACGCCGGGAACCTCTTCGACATCATGTCCTGATTTTTTCCCTCGACAGCCCTGACAGCCGTCAACCATGGCGGCTGTCCGTTTTTTTGTACTCCTCTTTTGATATACTGAAACAGGAATCCGGAACAGATGGAAAAGAATCAGAAAAATGCGCGTTGCCCACTTGACAGAACGTATGTTCGCGGCTATAATAGGAACAGATGTTCAGGAACGTATGTTCTTGTTCTTCCGCCCCATTCCACTCACCAAGCTCAAGGAGGCAGTGCACATGAGTAAGCAAAACAAGACACGCAGCCGCGACTTCAACGCGGAAATCATTCTCGGTCCAGACGCGACAATGGGAGAAAAGCTCAAGGCACTGAGGCTCTCCAGGAAGATGACAATCACCGCTCTGTCCCGCGCCAGCGGGCTTTCCGACCGGGCTATTCGCTACATGGAGAACAACGAAAGGCAGCCCAGCGTGGACGCTATCCGAAAGCTGTCGGCGGCTTTCGAGATCAGCACGGATTACTTCATGGACGATAACGCTTTCCAGTCGGAGGCGCATAAGGAAGAAGTTCTTGCTCAGGCAAAGGAAAAGTACGGAACCCGAGGCATGGCGCAGGCGCGCCGGGTCTATGAAACCGCAAGAGGGCTGTACGCCGGCGGCGAACTGGACGAGAGCGAGCGGGATGCTTTCCGCGACCTGATGATGGAACTATTCTTCGAGACAAAGGAAGAAGCGAAGAAGTATACCCCCAGGAAATACCGAACAGACGAACCTGCCCAGTGAAAGATAACTTCGGACACAGCAGGTACACCCCCATTTTACGAAGGGAGGAGTGCCTCTTGATGGTTCCACAAGCAATCCGAATGGCGAAGAACGCCTTTAACCAATACAGAACACGCGATCCCGAGGAAATCATCGAAGCGAGAAAAATCCGGCTGAAGGAGTATTCGGATCCTGAATCCCTGTTGGGTTTTTTCACTGTGATGAACCGGAAGCAAATTATCGGGATCAATACACTGGCGGACATGGTTCAGCGCAAGACAGGGCTCATCCATGAGCTCGGACATTCGCTGAACGATTACCGGGCGGCGTCGCAGGGGACACGCTTTGAGGACACACAGTTTTTCAGTCTCTCCTACGCCCCTTGCGAGGCGAACGCCAACCTCACCGGCGCGGATCTGTGCGTCGCGGACGAGTTCATTCTGGACCGCATCTACTATGAGGCCTATGGAAGGCTGGTCAAATATATCAACGAGCACATGGGCTTGACGGTGCCCGGTCATCCCTTTTCTTCGAAGCCGTCCGCATCATAAAGGAAATGAGGAAAGCAACCAATGGATTATATCCCAAATGGGCCGTGTGGGAAAATGTGCCGGGCGCCCTGTCCTCTTGCGATGGGCAGGATTTCCGTCAGGTTCTTACCGAGCTCGTCCGTATCAAAGAACCCCAGGCAGATGTTCCTTTGCCGGAGAAGTGGCTGTTTGCCGGAGAAATCCTGGGCGACGATTATTCTCTCGCCTGGCGGGTCCTCGACGCCGCGAAGGGTTGGGGAGTCGCACAAAGACGGAAGAGAATATTTCTTGTCCTCGATCTTGCTGGCCAGCGTGCCGGAAAGGTACTCTTTGAGTCAGAAGGCCTGTCAGGGTATTCTCCTCCGGGCGCAGAAACGGGGCAAGGAACTCCCGGATGTTCTCAGGAAAGCGCTGGAAAGACAGGCCCGGCAGTAATCCTCAACGACATGGGCGGCGCGAGAATGAACGTCACGGAAAATGTGACCAGCACGCTCCGCGCACAGGAAAAAGGACATCCGCCCATCGTCCTGGATCACCTCAGCTCTGCCGGAGGCTTCTGCACCGAGCATTCCGCCGACAGCCGCGGCATCGGATATGAGGATGAGAAAGCGCCGACACTCAGGGCAAATGTTGTGCCAGGAGTAGCCATTGAATACAACCCCACGGACAGTCGGATCAAGATCAAGGAGGACGGCATCTGCCAAACGCTCTGTCGCCGAATGGGCACCGGGGGCAACACGACACCCCTTGCCATGGTGCCCCGCGCTTACGGTATTTGTTCCGATCAATCTGCGGGTATGCTGTCAGATAACCCCAAGGTTGGCTTCTATGAAGCTGATACCGCACGGACACTGGACTGCAGCCCGGATCCCGGATGCCGTCATGGCGGCATTGCCGTCGTGGAAGAAAAGCCGGCATATACCATAACCACCGGTTCCTTCATGGAAGTGAATAAAGAAGTATCGCCCACCCTCATGGCGAGGGACTACAAAGACGCTCCGCTGGTCGGAGAAGCCCCGGAAGTCGAGTATCTCGTCCGTCGCCTGACGCCGGATGAGTGTTGCCGGCTGCAGGGTTTCCCGGACCGGTGGTGCAAAGACCTGGAAATCCCCTGGCCCACAGAAGAAGATATCTCCTTCTGGACAGATGTGTTTGACGAGTATCAGCACGCTGTTGGCTCAACCGCCAGGCCCAAATCCCGCCGGCAGATCATTCAGTGGCTGATGAAGCCGGGCGCCGATGCCGCGGAATACAAAGCTTACGGAAATTCCGTCTGCGTCTGGTGCGTGTTCTTCGTTCTTGCCGGCATCGTGTGGGCAGAAGAACAAACTGAAACGAACGGAGGTGAAACCAATTGAGAGAAATCATGCTGAACGGCTATATCGACGATGAGGTGTGGTTTGGCGACGAGATTACCCCGGATGCCCTTCATGCTCTTCTGTATGCTGAGGATAAGGATCACACGGAAGATGTCCATATCCGGCTGAACTCCTACGGCGGGTCATGCAATGCCGCGGTGCGGATGCACGATGACCTGGTCTCTTACCCCGGAAGAGTCAGCGTCACAGTTTCCGGCACGGCCGCGTCCGCCGCCACGATTCTGTGCATGGCAGCCGATCTCCTGGAGATGACGCCCGGCTCCCTCTGGATGATCCACGATCCCAGCATTGTCGCTATGGGCAATGTCCGTGATCTGAAGGACGCCATCCGTCTGCTGGAAGCCTGCAAGGAGAGCATTCTGAACGTCTACGAGACCCGCATCAAGGTCACCAGGGATCAGGCGGCCGCCATGATGTCAAAGACTACCTGGATGGATGCCCAGAAGGCGCTGGAGGATGGATTCATCGACGGTATCCTCACTGTGAGGCAGGCCGGCCCCACCGACTGCATCGTGCCGCTGGCGGATGCAGAAAAGAAGGTGCAGGCCTGGATTGACCGTCACAAGATCAGCGCGACTGTGCGCCATGACGCCATGAAGGAGGGCGTTCTGTATGAAGCCCAGACTCGAACCGCCGCTGCGCAGGAAGAAGCGGCCCAGGTGGAGACGGAAGCGCGGGAACCGGTCGCCTCGCCTGCCGAGACGGTTCCCACCGCTTCTTCCTCTTCCGGGGAAACCAGTCAGGAAACCACGCAGGTAAACATGCAAGATCATCTGGGTGATCCCCCAACCGAAAATGGTACCCCGGTCAGCCAGCTGCAGAAACGGCTGGCTCTTATTATGCCCATCGAGGCGAAAAACGCAAAGGAGCAGATGTATGAGTAAGATTCTGGAAATGCGTCAGAAGCGCGGTGAAATCTGGGACCAGGCGAAGGCCTTCCTCGACTCTCACCAGGACGAAAACGGCGTCATGAACGCCGAAGACACCCAGACCTACGAGCGCATGGAGCAGGAGGTCGTTGACCTCGGCCATGCTATTGACCGGCTGGAGCGCGCAGAACAGATGGATCGCGAGCTGAACGCCGATCCCGCCAACCCCATGCTGACCGGCCGCCCCGACAGGCCCGACCGTGCCGACACCCGCCGCGGCATCGCAAGCGACGCCTACAAGAAGGCGTTCTGGGCACAGCTGCGCGGCAAGACTTCCTACGAGATCCGCGACGCCCTGCAGGTGGGCGAGCTGTCCGAAGGCGGCTATACCGTTCCGGACGAATTCGAACACCAGCTGGTGGAAGCGCTGCAGGAGGAGAACATCATGCGCGGCCTCGTGCATGTGATCACCACCGCTTCCGGCGACAGGAAGATCCCGCTCGTCACCAACTACGGCAATGCTTCGTGGATCGAGGAGGAGCAGCAGATCCCCGAGAGCGACGTGGCCTTCGGCCAGATTTCCCTGGGCGCTCACAAGCTGGCCACGGCCATCCGCATCAGCCAAGAGCTGCTGCAGGACTCCGCATTCGACATGGCAGCCTTCATCACCCACGAGTTCCAGCGCCGCGCCGGCGCCGCGGAGGAAGAGGCCATCATCTCCGGCGACGGATCTCACAAGCCCATCGGCCTGCTGCACGACACCCTCGGCGCTCAGGTCGGCGTGACCGCCGCTTCCTCCACCGCCATCACCGCGGATGAGCTGATCGACCTGCAGCACTCCCTCAAGTCCGGCTACCGCCGCAAGGCGGCGTTCATTATGAACGACGCCGCGATCAAGGCCCTGCGCAAGCTCAAGGATGGCCAGGGTCAGTACCTGTGGCAGCCCTCTATCCGTGAGGGTGTGCCGGATATGGTGCTCAACACCAGGGTCTACATGTCCAACTACATGCCCCTGCTGGAAGCCGGCAAGAAGGTCATCCTCTACGGCGACTACAGCTACTACTGGCTTGCCGACCGCGCGGGCCGTACCCTGCAGCGTCTCAATGAGCTGTATGCCCTGACAGATCAGGTCGGCTTCAAGCTCACGGAGCGCCTGGATGGCCGCCTGATCCTGCCTGAGGCCGTCAAGTGCCTGCAGATGAAGGCCTGAGACCGCTCAACCCGACACGGCGGGCTGTTCAGAACGAGCAGCCCGCCTACCATAGGAGGAAAATATGTCTGATACTTACAACACCAAAAACTATGCAGCGCACGGCGGCGCGGAATGGGTCATCGGCGGAAAGCTGACCTTTCTGGACGGCGCCGAAGTGAACAATTTTCCCGGCGGCAGCGGAGGCGGCTATACTCTGCCCACCGCAAGCGCCGATACGCTCGGCGGCGTCAAGGTTGGCGCCGGCCTGACGATCACGGACGGCGTGCTCTCCGCGAACGGCGTCACGCCCGCAGCCGCCCAGGCTGACAGCGAGGCCACGACCATCGCCGCGCTGAAGGAGGACTTCAATGTCCTTCTGGCCGCGCTGCGCGCAGCCGGTCTCATAGCCCCCGCTCAGAACAGCGAACCTGCCGACGGTGAGGGCTGATGATCATCTCCCTGGAAGAAGTCAAAACCCATCTGCGCATCCAGCATGATGAGGAGGACGACTACCTGAACGGCTTGATCGCCCAGGCACAGACCGCCGCCGAGGACTACTGCCGCGTTTCCTTTGAGCCGTATCTCCAGCCTGACGAGGATGGAGAAGAAGTCGAAGTGCCCGTCCCGGAACCCGTGCGGCTTGCCCTGCTTCTGTTCGTGGGCTTCTATTACGAAAACCGGGACATCCCCGACATGACCACCTATAAGGCCATGCGCATGGCGTTTGACAGTCTGCTCTATCCCTACCGTGACCCGGCTAAAATGTTCTGATCTGACCGCAGGAATGGAAGTGATGTCGCTTGCGAGGCTATAAGAACTTTGAAAGCAGCCCCCATCCTGGGGATCTTCGGCATCTGGTGGAAATCGGGTACACCGAAAACACAATCAATGAAAACGGATACCCGGAGCCCAAAGATGTCGTCATCTGCCGGGTATGGGCCGCCGCAGTGGACGCCGGCAACCAACACTACCGCAGCGCCGACGTCATGAACACCGAGGCGGTGATCAACTTCACCATCCGCTATCGCACAGATGTGAAACCCGGCATGTGGGTGCGCTTCCAGGGTGAAAAGTGGAACATCTCCACTCTGGGCGAGTATCAGTTCAAGCGCACATACCTCGGCCTGAAGGCCTCGCTTTCCAAGGGGGTCAGCGGATGAGGGAAGTACAGGAAGCGCTCAGGAATATCGGCATTCCCGTATATGCCGGCATCTGGCGCGCCACCAGCATGGATCAGAATCCGCCCGCGCAGTATGTGGTTTACTCCACCACTCTGGTCGAGGCTTCGCATCACGACGACAGGGTCACGTCTTACCGCACCTTTGTCTACCTCAATTTGTGGAGCGATTTCGACCCCACGCCCATGAAGCTGAAAATCCGGAAGGCCATGTACGACTACGGCTTCAGCATCAGGGAAGAGTCGGACAAAGGATACAATCAGCCCGCCTATGACACACCGACGAGGCAGTACACGATTCAATGGACGTGGGTGTGGTACGAGGAAGTGCCACTGGACGCATCCGCGAATGACAACGGGGAGGTGTCGACCGATGCCGATGAAGGTTGACGGTCTGGACGCTCTCATGACCGACATCGCCTCCATGGCCGCCCAGGACTACTTCTATTACGTCGAGCAGACCGTCTCCATAGGCACAAAGACCGTCATCATGGACTTTCTGAGCAACGGCAACGGGATCGCCTTTGGAAAGGTGGCCGAAAACTCCGGGTATGTTGAGTTCGGCTGGCCGCTCATTCTGTCCTCCGCGCTGGGCGTCGCTTACGGCGGAACCGGGGCGACGACAGCGGCCGGGGCCATCGCCAACCTGGGCGGCGTAAAGAAGACAGGCGACACCATGACAGGCAACCTGACGATCCAGAGCGCCCTGTATCCGTCTGTTTACCTGACGCCCACCTACAACAGCACCACGAACCGCACGGTCTTCGAGGGCAGTTATCTCGGCGCATCGTCATTCGCCGCGTGGGAGGACAGCACTGGTTCCAACAGGCGTATGCTGGAGGTGCGCACGGCCAGCTACGCGCCGAGCATGGACAACGCCGTCCTGCTGCGCACCGCCGTGAACAATTCCTATTACAGCTACAGAGTATTCCATGCCGGTATGGCCACGCCCGTGCCCATCGCCAACGGCGGCACCGGGGCGAGCGGCGCAAAGGCAGCCCTGACCAATCTGGGCATCTTCTACTCGGCCACTCTTCCTTCCAGCGGTACGGACGGGCAGATCTGCCTGGTGCCGGTCTGATGAGGTGAGTCTATGGCGGAAACATTCTCGGCGACAGCCAACAGCAACACCACCATTGGTTACGCACTTTATGGATCGACCACCTGGAACAAAGGTACTTCTAACGGCGCCTGCCAGGGCGCATATCAGGGAACGACGGCGGCCAAAAGCCGTGTAGGTATCATGATATTCACCAATGCCGGCGCGACGCTCAGGGGCAAGGTTATACAGATGATCAAGCTGACCATCACCTGTTCAGCGGCGGGCTCAGGCACGGATTCGAAGGTGCTGACCTTTCACAAGTCCGCGCAACAGACCATGCCGTCTGGTGTGACAGGCTCCACTGTTGTCGGAGATACTCTGGGCACGCTCACAGGCAAGTTTTATAACAACACAGCCACGCACACCCTGAACGCCTCAACAAACGCGGCGCTGTTCTCGGCTATGGCCGCTTACCTTTCAGCGGGCAATTCCGCCCTGGTGCTCTACAACGGCGAGACCAGCTCCAGCAGCGGTTATTCTACCAACTATGCCCGCGTGACATCCATCACCATCACGGTCACATACGCGGCCGCCACGGTATGGTACAACAACAACGGCACATGGGTGGAGTGTGCGGTCTGGTTCTGCAACGCCGGCACGTGGGTGCAGGTTGTCCCTTACTACAACAGCGGCGGAACCTGGATCAGGGTATAGCCGCGCGAATTCACATCCGGAGGAAAAAACCATGGGCAAAGTCGAGTACAATATCATCCATGCCATACAGATCATCGACGGCTGTATTGTCGCCGCCATCCCGTTTCTCAAGTGGCTTGCAGTGGCGTGCTTTTACGCCGCGTCTGCCGCTCTGGCACACTGGGACATCAAACGATCCTGATGGGCAGCCGCTCTCCTGAGCGGTTTTTTATATCCACATTAACCACTTCAAGGAGGTTTCTCTCATGCATGACTTTCGCATCGATCTGATCTGGACGAAAATCCAGGCCGCAATCACCGCTCTGGGCGGATGGCTGGGCTATTGGCTGGGCGGAATGGACGGCCTGCTCATCGCCCTCGTCGTCTTCGCCGCCCTCGACTATCTCTCCGGCCTCATGGTGGCCGTGGAGGCGAAGTCCCTGTCCAGCGCCGTGGGTTTCAAGGGCATCTGCCGCAAGGTGCTCATGTTCGCGCTGGTCGGTGTTGGCGCTGTGCTGGACCGGCACGTCGTCGGCACGGGTTCCGCGCTGCGCACCGCCGTGATCTGCTTTTATCTCTCCAATGAAGGCGTCTCTCTGCTCGAAAACGCCTCTCAGCTGGGCCTGCCCGTTCCCAGCAAGCTGAAGGCCATTCTCCAGCAGCTTCACGGCAGGGCAGAAAAGGACGAGGGCAACGAAGATGAATAAACCAGAGCGGGCGCTGTTCATACGGGCCGCCTGTTCTGCGCAATCGAAAAACATAAAGGAGGATCCCATCATGCCTGATCGCATTAATACCCCTTTCACCAACGAGCACTTTACCGACTGGTGCCTGAAAATGGCCGAGAAGAAGTCCCCGTACTGGTACGGCTGTTGCGTTTATAAGGCATCCGCGTCCAAGCTGGCCAGCAAGACCGCCCAGTATCCCGACCATTACGGCTCCGGCCGCACCGCCCGCTACAAGCAGGATATCGCCAACAAACAGGTTGTTGCTGACTGCGTTGGCGGTTGCAAGGGTTACGCCTGGACAAACGGTGGCCAGGGCGTGCTGGAAGCCATTGGCACGGACAACACCTTCACGAACAAGTACGCTTCCAACAGCTGCCCGGATCAGTCCGCCAACGGCATGTTCTCCTACTGTAAGAAGAAGGGCATGGACTGGGGCGTCATCGGCACGCTGCCTGAGATCGTTGGCCTGGCTCTCTTTACAGACGGGCACATCGGTTACTATGTGGGCGGCGGCTATGCCGTGGAGTGGCGCGGGTTCAACTATGGCTGTGTGAAGACCCGCGTGAAGGATCGCACCTGGAAGCACTGGGCGAAGCTGCCGTTCATCGACTATGGCGAAGGCGTTGCGGCGATATCCGCCATTGAAGTTTCGCTCGCCGAATATACCCTTGGCTCCCGTCTTCTTAAGAAAGGTATGAACGGCTCCGACGTGAAGACACTTCAAGAGCTTCTGAATCAACTCCATATCGTCACTCCGGCATTGGAAGTAGATGGCGACTTCGGCGGAAAGACCGACGCCGCTGTGTGGGCTTTCCAGAAGAAGCTCAAGTTGAAACAGGACGGCCTGTACGGCGAGGACACCCACAAGGCGCTGATGGGCGCTGTGGCGGATGACGATGAAGGCAGGAAGGCACAGGAACCTTCTGAAAATCTGCCCGTTGAGGAGCGACCTGACCAGCCTGCTGTTGATCAGTCCGAGAGGGATCAGCCTGATAATGACGCTGCCGAGCCCATGATCACTATTGTTTGCGGAGATGGCACGGTCAACATCCGCGTGGGCAACAGCACTGCCTTTACCCGCATCACCGCCGTGAAGAACGGCACACGCTTCCCATACATCGCCACCGCGGCGAATGGTTGGCACGCCGTCCTGCTGGACAGTCAGATCGGATGGGTGTCCGGTAAGTACAGCAAGGTCGGTTGAATCGCTGTCGCCAGGCGTTTCACCTGATAGCGAGAACACCATAGACACCTTTGCGCTCCGGAGTTCGTCTTCGGGGCTATTTTTTCATAGAGCCAGCAGAAAGGATATATGGGCATGACCACCGCCGAGAAAAACCTGATCGAATTGTACCGCAGCCAGGGCATGGGCTGCGCTGAAATTGCTTCCCGCATCAATCTATCCGTCAATACCGTCAAGTCCTACTGCCGCAGGAATAAGCCTGTCGCCTCGCCGGCATCCGCGCCGTCCGCTGCGGCGACGCCTGAGACTGGCGTCTGCAAAAACTGCGGCGCGCTCATAACAGCCGCGCAGGGGAAACGCGACAAGATCTATTGTTCAGACAAATGCCGGTACCAGTGGTGGCACCTCCATCGGGGCAATTCGCTGAACGCCACAGAGCGTGCCTGTTTGTTCTGCGAAAAGCTCTTTCGGACAAACCGTCCTCAGAAATACTGCTGCCACGATTGCTATATCAGGGGGAGGTTCCAAAAGCATCATGATTCTGTCGTCAGCGCAGTTTGAGCGGGAAAGCGGCTATCGCCTGGCCGTTTCTGTGATAAAAAACCTCCGCGCCAAAGGCTTTTTGACGGAAGCCGAATACCGTAAGGCGAAAGAACGCATCAGAGACAAGTACAATCCAATCTGGGGGCATTATCCTGATGCGGCGAAGCCGTCCAGTTATCATGAATGACCTTGACTTCCTCGCCAACAGACGGTATAGTCTGACACTGACGAAAGGGGGTCTTATCCCATGAATGATACAAAAAGGACCGCGGATGCCGAGAGAACGGTGACCATTGTCCCCAGCGTACCGCCGCTGCCAAGGCGAATGCGCGTCGCCGCCTACGCGCGGGTGTCCGTGGAAAAAGATACGATGCTGCATTCGCTGGCCGCGCAGGTCAGCTACTACAGCGGGCTGATCCAGAAACACGCCGGATGGGAATACGCGGGTGTCTTTGCCGACGAAGGCATGACAGGGACGAAGGAAAACCGTCCGGAATTCCAGCGTCTGCTGAGCGAATGCCGCGCGGGACACATCGACATGATACTGGTGAAGTCGATCAGCCGATTCACCCGGAATACAGTGACGCTGCTGTCAACGGTGCGGGAATTGAAAGCCCTGGGCGTCGACGTGGTCTTCGAGGAACAGAACATACACACCTTGAGCGGGGATGGGGAGCTGATGCTCTCTGTCCTCGCTTCTTTTGCGCAGGCGGAGAGCGAATCGGTTTCCGAAAACTGCAAATGGCGGATCCGGAAGAAATTCCAGCAGGGCATCGTCACAGGCATGACGATGTACGGCTACACGATAAAGAACAGCGTATTCACGATCATTCCGGAAGAAGCCGCCGTTGTGAGGGAGATTTTCGATCTGTACATAGCCGGGTATGGACGCGAGAAAATAGCGCGCCTGCTCAATGAGCGAGGTATTCCTTCACCGCGCGGACTGCTTTGGTATCCGAATGTCGTAAAGGAGATTCTGCGGAATGAAAAGTATACGGGCCGGCTGCTCCTTCAGAAAAGTTTCACGGAAGACTGCCTGACGAAGAAGCAGAAGAAAAATCATGGCGAAAGACCGCAGTTCTTCGTTGAAGATGATCATGAGGAAATCATCGACGGAGCAACATTCGACGCGGTACAGGCTGAGCTGGAGCGGCGCGGCAAACGGAAAACGGTTGCGGCTGAATGCGATACAGAAACAAACTGGGCGGTCAATGCCAGCCCCGCTGGAAAGCGGGATAATCTATTCACGGGCAGAGTGATCTGCGGCATATGCGGGAAGCATTTTAAGAAACGGACAGCCAATTCCGGCACGCCATACGCCAAGCCCGTATGGATCTGCAATACGATGGATTCTCAGGGGAAAATATGCTGCGCGTCCCGGCGAATCTGTGAGAAACTCCTTTCCGCCGCCGTCGCTGACACGCTGAACATCCCGGCAGAGAAGCTGCCCGGCGCTATAAACCGGGTGGAGCGTATTGTCGTTTTCCCGGATGGCCGCTTGCAGATCACAGTGGATGGAAAGACAGTCGAGCGCCTGTGGAGCAATCCATCCCGCTCGGAAAGCTGGACGCTCGAGATGAAGCGGAAGGCGGCCGCCGACGCTTTGAAAAGAAACAGCCATGTGGGAACGAAGAAGGAGGGTCTGCCCAAATGAGCGGAGTAAGGAAAAACAGTCCGGCAAAAGAGACTCAGACCGGCGCGCCGCATACCCCAACAATGTATACGGGCGCCGCCGGCAAGGTCGTCACCTTAATCCCCCAGCGCATTCAGCCTTTGACCCAGCTCCCGCTGACCAGCGTCGCCCGGCGCAGGGTCGCGGGCTACGCCCGCGTAAGCACGGACTCCGAAGAACAGGAAAACAGCTACGAGGCGCAGGTGGACTACTTCACCGAGTACATTCAGTCCCGAGAGGACTGGGACTTTGTGAAGGTCTACACCGACGAGGGCATATCAGGCGTGAGTACCAGGCATCGCGAGGGCTTCAACGAGATGATCGCGGACGCCCTGGCCGGACGCATCGACCTCATCGTGACCAAGAGCGTCAGCCGCTTCGCGCGGAACACCGTCGACAGCCTCATCACCATCCGAAAGCTGAAGGAGCGCGGCGTGGAGGTCTACTTCCAAAAAGAGAACATTTTCACCTTTGACGGCAAAGGCGAGGTATTGCTGACCATCATGAGCTCGCTGGCCCAGGAAGAAAGCCGGAGCATATCGGAAAACGTCACCTGGGGCATCCGGAAGAGCTTCTCGGACGGCAAGGTTTCCATGGCCTACAGTTCCTTCCTCGGCTATCGGAAGGGAGAGGACGGCCAGCCGGAGATCGTGCCGGAAGAAGCGGAGACCGTGCGGTTCATCTATCGCAGCTTCCTCGAAGGGGATACCGTGCATGAGATCGCGAAGAAGCTGAACGCGGCCGGCGTCCTCACGCCAATGAAGCGAACCAATTGGAGCGAATCGACGCTGCTCAGCATTTTGTCGAACGAGAAATTCATGGGCGAAGCCATCCTGCAAAAGACCTTCTGCACCGACTTCCTCACGAAGAAAACCAAGAAGAACGAGGGGGAATTACCCCAGTACCATGTCAAAAACAGCCATCCCGCCATTATTGGCAAAGAGGTTTTCGAGCTCACGCAGCTTGAGCTGGAGCGCCGCAGACAGTACGGCAACCGCTACAGCGGCAAGGGCGTCTTCGCCAGC